GCACCGCCAAAATTGGGGACGAGGCGACGAAGCTCGGCGTTTCGACCACCTTTCTGCAAACCTACAGCGGCCAGGCACGCAAGCTCAAGGTCGAGGTCGAAGACCTGACCAAGTCCCTGGAGATGGCCAAGGACGCCTTCACCGTGAAGTTGGGGACTGGCGGACCGGACGCGCGCAACGACAGTGCGTTCGGGGCAAAACTCCGCGCCCATGCTGAAGCCGGCAACGTCTCGCAAGAGCAAGTCGATCGCTTCACCAATGCTCAAGGGACAGAGGCTAAGTTTCGCGTTTCACTCGATATCATGTCGGAGATCCAGTCGAAGGGCCGTGAGCTGGCATCGCTCGATCTTGCCGGCACCCTGTTCCCGCCCTCGATCGTCGATAAAATCCGTGCGGGCACGATCGAACTCGATCGGCTGCGCAAGACCCTCTCCGACGTCCGCAACCCGGATCTCGTGCTGTTCAAGCCCGAGGATATCGCCCGCGCGCAGGAGCTGCAGCGCCGTCTGGGCGATGCACAGGCCACTCTGGACAAGGCGGGCAAGGAATTTAACGCCGAAATGGCCAAGGCCGGCGCCAACCTCAAAGAGGATGCCATCGCCTGGACTGAACTCATGGCGACCGGCGCCAAGGCTGCGGTCAGTATCCTGAAGCAAGCCCGCCAGTACATGGAGGTGCATGACGCAAATCGTCCTGCGGTCTACGGCGTCGATTTTTTCCGGCCGCAGGACGAACCGAAATCCGGGCTGGCGAAGGACGTCGGCGCATCGGCGCTCGGTCCATCGACCGGAGACGCGGATCGCGACAATGCCCTGAACCGGCTGCGGGGCAATCTCGGCAACAAAACCCTCATCGATCAGGCGCAAGCCGCATCCCTGGCCACGCGAGATGCGGTCTGGCCATTCGAGGATAAATCGAAACCTTTGGGGAGCAAGCCAAAGGAAAAAGCGGCCACTGGAAGTGCCGACAGCTTCGATGCGGTCGAGAACTTCATCAACGGCCTGGAGAAGACGGCCGCTGCCACGAAGGCCGAGGCGGAGGCCTTCGGCAAGTCCAACGCCGAGAAAGCGGCCGCGATCAACCTCGCCAAGCTGAAGGAAACGGCGGACCAGAAGGGGATCGCCGTCACCGACGAGCAGACCGCCAAGGTGCGCGCGGCCTCCGAGGCCACGGCCAAGTACAAGGACACGCTCCAGAACCTGGAGCAGGCCGAGCGTCAGGCGGCCGAGGCCTCGCGCTTCCTGTGGGGCGGCATCTCCGACAACATCGCGGACGCGGTCCTCAACGGAAAGACCTTCGCCAACGTCATCAGCGACCTGAGCAAGATGACGGTCCGGTCCGGCATCCAGGCCCTGCTCACCGGCCAGGGCCCCCTGGCCGGCCTGATCGGCACGGCTCCGCAGGCCAGCGCCGGCCCCAACGCGGTCGGTGGCCTCGCGGGCCTGGCGCAGACATTCATGTCGGGGTTCCGCGCCAGTGGCGGCCCGGTCAAGAAGGGCCATGGCTACACCGTGGGCGAGCTGGGGCAGGAACTGTTCGTCCCCGGAGAGGACGGCCACATCGTCCCAGCGGGACGTGGCGGCGGCGCCGGCGGCGGCGCGCCGGTCTTCAACTTCATCGATCAGCGCCCGCCCGGCTCGCCGGACCTGGCGCCGACCACCCGCCGCAACGCCAGCGGCGGCACGGACATCTTCCTGCGCCAGGCCGAGAGCGGTCTGGGAGCGCGGGGCCGGCGCGGCCAGGGCCCCCTCGCGGGGCAGCTCAACACCGCCGCGACCCGCTAGGGCTAAGCACGCATGAGCATCCCCGTCTGGCCTTCCGGCTTGCCCCCACCCATCGGTCAGCTCGGCTCGCTGGGCACCGATGCGCTCTACGAGCCGCCGCAGGAAACGACGTTCGACGACGGGCCGACCCGCACCCGCCGCCGCCGTCTCTACCAGGAGACGCCCCGCCGGATCGTGCTGCGGCTGACCCGGGCGCAGTTCGTCATGCTCAAGGGCTTCTTGGTCGAGACCCTGAACAACGGCACCCGCCGCTTCCAGGCGCCCGTGCGCCAACCGGACGGACGGCTCGGTCCGCGCATCTGCCGGATCCAGGGCGGCCTGTCCGAACAGGATGCCGGTCCGACCTCGGTGGTCTCCTTCACCCTCATGATCAAGGATTGGTGATCCGATGACGATGAAGCAGGCCCTTCGGGAAGCCTACGCCTCGGGCGACGCGGAGGGCGTGACGGTCACCAGCGTGGTGGTCGACCACGCCTCGCTGAAGGAGCCGATCCGGCTGGTGCGGAACGTCGACAGCGCGCTGGGCGAGCCCGGCGACACCATGGCCCTGCCCCTGGACGAGGGCGGCCCCAAGGTTCCGCACCTGCTCTGCGCCTTCTCCATCGTCGCGCCGGGCGCCGACCAGGATGGGCCGACCGAGGGCAAGCTGCAGATCGACAACGTCTCGGACCTGCTGCACGACCTCATGAAGGGCGTCGTCGGCTACAACGAGGCGGTCCGCATCACCTTCCGGCAGTACCGGGCCTTGCCCGGTCAGATCGCGGCGATCACCGGCCCCGACGACGACACCCTGACCGGTCTGGAGATGACGGCCTTCGAGATCTCGGCCGAGCGCGCCGAGGGCACCATCGCCTGGCCGGACGGGCGCCAGCAGAACGTGCCCACGGGGCCGAACGCCTTCTTCAACCGGGACAGCTACCCTGTGCTGTTTACCTGAGGCGCGCCGCGCCTTCCTCGCAGGGCTACGCCGACGGCCCTACGACCGCGTGGCCTTCAACTGCTGGCACCTTGCCGCCCTCGCGCAGGCCACCCTTGCCGGTCGCCTCCTGCCGGCGGCCGATCCGCTTCTGGTCGCGGACCTGCGCGAGCGGGCCCGCGTGCTGGCCACCCATCCCGTCCGCTCGGATTGGATGACGATTCCCGGCCCCGTCGACCTCGCCCTGGTGCTGATGGGCAAGACGGCCGGCGCCGAGACCCATGTGGGCACCTGGCTCGCCGAGGATGGCGGGCTGATCCTGCACACGGACGAACCGCACGGCGTCGCCCTCGATCCGCCCCTGGAGATCGTCCAGGCCCGGCGCTGGCGTCTCACCTACCTCGTGCCTGCCTGAGAGGTTGTGATGAACCGTCGTTCTATTCTGCGACTGCTCGGCCTTGTGCCGATTGCGGCCCCCGCCGCCTTGGCTGCTGCGAGCAAGCCGCCTGTGGCCCTGTCGGCGATCGATTATACGGCGCTCGCGTCAGATGTTCGGGGGCGCATCGACAGCGCTTTCAGCTTCGACGGGTCGACATTGAGGGTTCCTTCGCTGAGGTGCGGGAGCCATCTCGAGCCCCAGGCAGACGGCTCATCTCGTTTCGTGATCGTTGCCAACGCCTTCCACGTTACGGGCGCCTCGCTTCCCGCATGACCCTGGTCCTTACCACCAACGTCGTCGGGCAGCCGCGCGGCGAGCCCGCGCGGCTGCCTAACCGGCGCCGTCGGCTCTCCACGATCGTCGCGCGCCATCGGCCTCCGGCCGGGCGTCGCTTCATCGTGTCGGTGCATCGGCGGGGCGAGCCGGGCGAGATCTATCAGCCGAACGACCGCACCGTGCGCCTGCGCGCGGCCTGGTCGAAAGCCCTGGTGGGTCCGCAGGACGTGGTGGTGATCACCGCTGTCCCGCGTGGCAAGGGTGTGCTCTCGATTGGGCTCGCCATCGCGTCGATCGCACTCATCGCGCTCGCCCCCTACGCGGCGCCGCTGATCGCGGGCGCGGCCATCTTCGGTGCTGGGGCCGGTGCGGCGGCTGGCGGCCTCACCGTCGCGATCCAGGCCGGCCTGGTGATCGGTGGCGTGGCGCTCGGCTACGCCGCCCAGGCCTCAAAGGCCTCCGGCAACAAGAACGCCGAGAGCTACGGCATCACCGGCGGCGGCAACCTACCCAAGCCCGGCGCACGCAAGCCGCTGCTCTACGGCCGGCGCTGGTCGTCGCCCCCCTTGAGCCAGTCGGACTTCGTCAACATCGACGGCGATTCGACGGTCCTGGTCAAGCGCATGACGCTCGGCCTCGGCCGCTTCCAGGTCCATCGCATCCGCGTGGGCGAGGCCCTGTTCTGGGACGAAGGCACCGGCATCCAGGCGCCGTTCAGCGCCGCGACCGGTCCGCTCGGGGCGGCCATCGAGATCCTGTACGAGCAGCCCTCGGCCCTGGCGCCGAACGACATCATCACCTCGCCGTCCGTGGGCGGCCAGGAGCTGCCGCGCCCCGGCGGCAATCCGAGCCGCACGCCCTGGTTCCGGCTCGCGCCGCAGGGCGTCTCGGTCGACGCCGCACAGATGAACTGGACCTATCCGGCGATATACCGCCTCAACAAGGAAGGTAAGGAAAAGGGCACCTCGGCCGGGGTCGTGTTCTTCGGCCGCGAGATCGATCCCAACACCGGCGAGGTCATCGGCCCGGAGTTCGAGCTCTGGCGCTCCGAAGAGCCGAGCCCGGCCTTTATCCGCACGCCCCTGCGCCGTGTGGCCTACTTCCGGCTGCCGAAGTCGGGCGCCTACGAGGTCTCGGCCCAGAACGCCTTTCCGGAAGCCCCACCCAGCGAGACGCAGGAGAACCGCGCAGTCTGGGATGCGATGTACGCGTTCGAGGACGACACCCGCGTCCGGCCGCAGACCACCGAGATCACCCTGCGCATGCGCGCTGGCAAGGGCCAGACCGTCACGGCCTATTCGGACATCACCGTCGAGGCGACGCGCATCATCCCGGTCTGGACCGGGAACGCCTGGGTCGAGCAGCCGACCCGCAAGGCGGTCTGGGCCTTCTGCGACCTGGTGCGCGCGGAATACGGCCTGAACGCCATCTCGGGGGCGGATGCCGACAAGGCGCTCTACTACGCCAACCTGCTCACCGAGAACGACACCTACGATGGGCAGCTGCCCGAGGTGGCGTCGTTCTGGGAGGCGGCGTCCGAGATCCTGCACCCCCTGCGGGCCGATCCGGTCAAGGTGGGCGCAATCCATTCCTTCGTGCGCGACGAGAGCCGGGCCGAGCC